CGGTTTTGAGCGTGAGGATTTGGCACAGTTTGTGGCGAATGAAACGCGTAACCCATCAAAGGAGATCAGAAACGCGGCGGAAGAATTTGCTAAGTATGTGACATACCAGAAAGACCTTGGTAAAACAGGAAAGGCTTTTCAGGATATGGTTTCGACGCATCCGGCTGCGAAAATCATATTCCCGTTTGTCCGCACGCCGATGAACATTTTCAAGTTTGCCGGTGAAATGACGCCACTTGCGCCGTTCTCTAAGGCGGTAAGAGCAGATATTGCAGAAGGCGGGGCAAAGAGAGACTTAGCCTTGTCAAAGATCGCCCTCGGAACGTCTATTATGACGGTTGTTTCGTCCTACGTTGCAGAGGGTAAAATAACTGGCGGTGGCCCATCCGACCCTGAATTAAGGGCAGCATTACTCAGAACGGGTTGGCAGCCGTATTCGGTAAAGATCGGGGATAATTATTACCAGTATGGTCGGCTTGAGCCTATTTCTACCCTTATCGGTGTGGCTGCGTCGGCGGCTGAAATTTCCGGTGAGGTTGATTCCGGGACAATCGACTATGAGAAAATCCCGTCAGCTATAATCACGGCAATATCGAAGAACGTTGTAGAAAAGACGTTCTTGCAAGGGATTACGAAGCTTGTCGAGGCTGTTGAAGATCCTGACCGGTACGGTAAGCGATACGTTGAAGGGATGGCCGGAACCGTTGTCCCGGCAATTTCCGCACAGGCTGTACGTTCACTTGATAAAGACGTTAAAGCTGTGAATAGTGTCATTGATTCCGTAAAGTCGAGAATCCCCGGCTATTCAAAAGACCTCCCGCAGCGGCTTGACTTGTGGGGTGATCCGATAAAGATTGACACATGGGGACCAATGATCCTTTCCCCTGTTCGGAAGTCGCCCAAAAAAGATTCGATGGCAGATGCCGAAATAGTCAAGCATGGCGTTCAGATCACCATGCCGGAAAAGCATATAAATGGCGTCGAGCTTACCCCGCAGGAGTATAACCGGTTTGTCCAGTTGGCCGGCAGGGACGCAAAGGGACCGAACGGACTTGGCGCAAAAGAGGCCGTAGAGGATATGGTTAAAAGCCCGAATTACGAACGTCAGTCAGATGGCCCCGATGGCGGAAAGGCTCTGATGCTCAAGACGCAGATTTTCCTTTACCGTGAGCTTGCAAGAACGAAAATGCTTCAAGAGTTTCCCGAATTGGCGGGGCGGGTAATGGGGAAGCTTGAAAAGAAGGCGGCGGCGATTGCACCGAATTTCTAAGAGGGGAAATAAATGACAGTAGCCAGCAGCACGTCAAGAATCCAGTATAATTGCAGCGGTGGCACAACGTATGCCTTTGCCTTCGGTGTCGGCGCTACGTCCGAAATTCAGGTCATCTTGACCAATTCGGCGGGTGTCGAAACGATCCTGACCGAAACGACGAACTACACTGTCACGGCTACGAACAGCGACTTTTCCGCTGGTGGGACGGTAACGACCGTGGCGGCTTACGCAGTTGGCAATAAGATAACGATTCTCCGCAATGTCCCGGCAACACAGGAAAGCGACTTTGTAGAGGGGATGCCAGCCCTTTACGAAACGTTTGAGGATGCCGTTGATAAGCTGACCCGCATTTGCCAGCAGCAGCAGGAGGAGCTTGACCGCACTCCGAAGCAGGCGAAAACGTCAACGACCACCGCAAGGACTATGCCTGAACCGGAAACGGGAAAGGCGGTTGGGTGGGATTCGGGCGGTGAGCTGACGAACCTTTCCGGATTGGTTGAAACGCCTGTTACTACTTACACGGCTGGATTCCTTGAATCGGGTGACGCAGAAGCGGCCAGGACTTCTCTTGGCATGGCATTTTCCGCGCAATCAATCCTCGCCACTGGCGCAACCACTACCCCGGCAGCCGTTGCCGTTGCAGAGAGCCGCGTGGTTGGCAGGGTAGCAAGTGGTATCATTGACGACCTTACGCTATCGCAAGTCCTTGACATGGTCGGTAGCGCGGCGGACGGAGATATTCTTTACCGTTCTGGCGGTATATGGGCCAGACTCCCCAAGGGTACTGCCGCCCAAGTATTAATTATGAATGTCGGCGCAACAGCCCCAAAGTGGGAAACGATATCTACTGAGCCATCGAATGGGGACAAGGGAGACATCACCGTTTCCGCGTCTGGCCTTACCTGGACCGTTGATGCTGGCGTAATTTCGGAAACGAAGCTTGCCGCCTCTGCTGTCGCACAGTCCAAGCTCAAGACCTCGACTGGGGAGGTTACCGTTTCCGTACCCGCCTCCTACTCTGCCGATACCGCCGCATTTCCTGGAGGGGAGTATGGGCTTGGGTTTCAGTGGAAAGGTTCGACGGGAAATATAAGTATTATAGGGTTTTACGCCACAGCAAACATCGTGGCATATACACAGCCGGGAATTAAGTTCGCAAATTCGGACGGGGCAAACGCCCGCACCGGGTACGCCAAGCAGCGATATGTCACCAGCTCCGGCGAAATCTTCTGGCTTTTCATCCTCCGGGATAAGGTGACAAAGGGGATCGTCAAAACATGGTCGGCCCCCGATCACCCCTGTATGGGCAACGGTGGAAAGCCGCTTGTGGTGCCGCACCCGTTCGGGAATTACGACCCGACAAAGCACGAGATCATTGTGGTCAACCCGAACGAAAGCGAGCTGCAGGAGCTGACTAACAAGACCGTGGAGCTTGACGAGGCCAAGCCGGACCGGTCCCTGCTGCAGGTCATCCTTGAGGACTACGAGGTGGACGAGAAGGGCGGCTCCCCGGATTGGCCAAAAAAGGCCGTCACGGTCGGCCTGCCGCCAGGGGTGGATTGGAAGCGGATGCCGGAGGGGACGGTGCTCACGCCGATCAAGAAGATCATTCCCGATATGGGGTTTGTGCGCCGTACACTTCGCTTGAAATGATTATTAACAGCGAAAGATTAAATAATAACCAACAACGCAATGGGAGGGTATCATGGCGGGATCTTCAACGGTTACAAAAAGCGACATTACGGTAAATGGGAGAATTACGAGGAAGGTGCTGACTATTGCATGGACGGGTGCGGCGGCAGGTGGTGCCATCGACGCAATCACCATCAACCCTGTTACCTACGGGCTTGAGGGATGGTTCCTCTACTCCGTCGAGACGAACCCCGGAACGACCGCCCCAACGGACAATTACGATATCGCCATCACCGATGCTGACGGGTTTGACATTGCAGGCGGGTTACTTGCAGACCGCGACCAGACGAATACGGAAATGGTGAATCTCCGCGTTGCCGCCGCTGGCTACCCGATGGTTCGCGGCAACCTGTCCGTGGCGATCACCAATAACTCTGTCAACTCGGCAACCGGGACGATCATCCTCGCTTTCGTAAAGTAAGGGGATACCATGAAAAGAAGCATTGTCTTTTCTCCTATTTTCGACAGCCTTGAGCCTGAGGTGTGGCGCTACCTTGCGTTGCCGGGAGCTTCTGCGGCAAATCTCACGACGATCAGCGGCTACATTTCCACCATCAAGGCCGGAAAGCCCGTAACCCTCTCCTCCCTAACCGCCAAATTCTCCACCGTCGCTGGAACCGAGTTCGTCACGCAAGCCAGCACCGACCTCCGCTGGCTCTCCTTCCTCGGCGCGAAGTTGACCTGGAGCGACGGGACGAATTCGGCCGTGACCTATGCGGGGGCTGTGGGGGCGGGGGAGACGGTTGGGGCTGATCTGCTTGCTGGTTGGAATTTAACAAGCGGGTGGGCCGCTGGATCAAATTGCACAATCGACAACGCGACAACTTTCACGACCTCGGCGGGAGGGTGGGGGCCGACGAGATCTTACTTTGACACGGTTGGTGCGCTTTACAAGATGGCGAATGTAATGACCGCTAATTGCGTTCCATTTCTCGGGAATGGCGCCGGGCGATTTGCGTTTGCCAATGGCGCGACTTCCTACGCTACCCGCACCGCCGTAGATGAAAAACTATACCTTCGGAATACAAACGCCGGAACAACCGTCGTAACGTCCATGTCTGCTTGGAAGATCACCACCCCCTCCGCAACCGGCCTAGTCCTGACCACCCCGACCTGGGGAACGTTCAACCCGAACGCGGTGGCGGTCAACCTGACGGCAGAAAAGAGGGACATCCCATGATGAACGCGATGATCTTTGACAACGAGAGGGACGCCATCCGCGAAACGGATGCCGTCAAAGCGTGGTGCGCCGAGAACGATCCGACGGTGGTCAAGATGCCGCCGATTGCGG